GACGGAACCCGCAACGCCTGTTCAATGCTTTACGCCGCGGCATGGAGAGCGGCGCGGGCGATGGGCTATAAACGGGTAGTCACCTATATTCTGGACACAGAAAACGGCGCAAGCCTGCGGGCCGCTGGGTGGAAATGCGTTGGACAAGCCGGGGGCCTGCGCTGGACAGGGACCCGCCGCCCGGAAGTGGACCTTTGCCCCGCACAAATGAAAATCAGGTTCGAGCGGGAGGAAACAACATGACGAAAAAGGAACAGCACCCCGGCGGGGTCAAGTTGACGGCGAAGACGGCCCGTACCCTCGCAATGCAGGAGTTCGGGACCGCCCGCGGCCTGACGAAAAGTACGTCATTCGTCGGCGTGTACTTTATGGAGTTTGGAAACCTGCGTATCGAGATTTGCGCGGACACGGCTTGCATTGTTGTTCGCGTGGTTCTGTCCCACGGTACGGGTTCCAGCGCGAAATACTTTGACCCGGACACCCTGCAAGAGAACTTCAAGGCTATCGACAAACACCGTGAAGACGAAGACCGCGCCATTATCAGTGATTGGGTCAACCTGAACGGCCCGGAATACTGTCGGAAGCAGGTTGAAGAAATTTGGACACGCGGCGGCTGATCGTCAGCGCAGGCGCAAGGAATGAAAGGAAGAACAAACTATGAACGTTGTTTCATTTGGCGGTGGGACAAATTCAACTGCTATGATTATCGGAATGTATCTACACAAAATCCCAATAGACCTAATTCTTTTTGCAGACCCCGGCGCAGAACAGCCGCACACATACGAATTTATTCAGACATTTAACGTGTGGCTTGAAAAGCATGGACTGCCGATAATAACCCCGGTTTTCTACACCGACAAAGGCGGAAATCGAATGACGTTGGAAGAAGAATGCCTGCGTTCTCATGCGTTGCCGTCTATCGCCTATGGTTTCAAGAAATGCTCGCTTAAACACAAGATTGGAACGCAAGAAAAGTTCTGCAACAACTATCCGCCTTGCCGCGAAGAGTGGGCCGCGGGGCGGCGGGTTTATAAGTATATCGGCTACGATGCAGGCGAAACACGCAGAATTCAGCACGCGGCCCCGGCGGACGAAGCGAACAAAAAGTATAAAAACAGATACCCCCTATACGAATGGGGCTGGGACCGCTCGGAATGCGTGCGCGTGATCGAACGGGCAGGGCTTCCGAAACCCGGTAAGTCGAGTTGCTTTTTCTGCCCGTCGATGAAGAAAAAAGAAATTCAAGCGCTTTGGGAAGATTATCCCGAATTATTTCAAAGGGCAATCGACTTGGAACATAACGCGGCGGACAGCCTGAAAACCGTTAAGGGGTTGGGCCGGAATTGGTCTTGGGAAAGTTACCATGACGAAGCTATGAAAATCAAGGAATTTGAAGAAGCCCAAATCACATTTGACGATTTATTCCCGGAAACCCCCGGCGGCTGTTTATGCGGTGCGCCGTGCGGGTGCTACGACGGTTGAAAGGCGGTGACAGCATGAAACGTCAATTCTGCTTGCCTTGCTTCCTCGAAATCAAGAAAGCCGGGAAACACGATATTGAGCGTGTCCGCGGCGGCGTGAATATGAAAATCACCTGTTGGCGGTGCAAGCGCCGTCGTTTCGGGGCCGAATACGAGATTTCACGGAAAGGCGGTGTGTCCCGTGACAACGGCTGATTTGAAGCGGGCATTCATGGACGAACGCCCGGTACGGTACAACGGCATCACCTACCAGCGAGTAACAGCGGTGATTTACCGCAAGACCCCGGACAAAACCGGGTTGCTGGTACAAGGTGAACTGCTGGACAAGAACGGACGTGCCGTTATGATCGCGGCGGCGGAGCGAATCGAAGTGGAGGAACCGAAATGACACAAGAGATTATCACAATCACCGTTGAAGCCGGGCAAATGACCGCCCGGCGGAAGTCCCGGAAAATCGACCAGCGCCGCCCGGTCCCCGTGTGGGCTATCGTGAAGTATGCGGCCCTGACGATTGCCGGAATTATGCTGTTCCGTGAGGGTGCGGCCCGTGCGCTGGCCTACCGTGGCTATTTCGCCGTCGGCGGAGAGGTTTTCGCCCTCTTCCTCCCGATTTTCTATTACTGCCTTTCCCGGACGGTCCGGGACCTTATCACGGACATAAAGAACGGCTTCAAGCCGGAATATGAGGAGGACTAAACCATGAAGAAAATTTCGCAGATCGAAACGGGCGGGCGCTTCCTGTACGGCGGCGTTGAGTGGGTCAAGCTGTACGCAGGCGACGGGACCGTTGCGATTTCCGCCGAACCCGTCTTTGAACGCGCTTTCGACGAAGACAACAAGAACGATTGGCGTTCTTCTTCCCTGCGCCGCGAACTGAACGGCGCGTTCCTCGACGCGCTGGTTGCAGAGGGCGCGGACAGGGCGGCGTTCCTCGATTGGGAAAGCGACCTGACCGCCGATGACGGCATGACCGACTACGGAACCGCCACCGACAAAATCGCTTTGCTGTCGGACAAGCTGTATCGAATGTTCCGCGGCATTATCCCGCGCGTGGACGCGTGGTGCTGGAACCTGACCCCGTGGACCTGTGACGCGTCCTACTCTTGCGTCGTCCGCGTCGTCGATTCCTCTGGCGCGATGGGCTGGAACGGCGCTTACTGCGGCAACAGCGGCGTTCGCCCGCTTTGCTATCTGAAATCCGAAATCTTGGTATCTGTCCCCGGAGAGGACGACGAAGAGAAAAACGTTGAAGTCGCCGAAGAGGACCGCGCACAGCTTGTTCTTATCGCAAGCGACAGAATTTTGAATGCCCTGAATGAATACCCCGTGGAAGTTTGGGGCGAAGCGCTGGGCGCGGCTGTGGCTTCTCTGTTTACGTCGAAGCAGGACGCGGCGCAGATCGCGCAGGAAGGCAAAGACAAAGCGGCGGAGGTCTGAACCCCCGCCGTCGTGAAAACTGGATAAAGAAAAACCGCCCCGCGTTTGCTTGGGAGAGCAGACGCGAAGCGGGTTCCGCCGATGAAAATATATCAGCTATCAACCTACCGTTAGTATATCAAAAACGGCGGAAAAAGTCAACAAATAACGCCGTTTTTGCGCGGCGTGGCGGGCTTGTAATGGGTATTAACGTTCCTGCGATTAGCCTTGTCACGCATGACAACAGGACCGGGAAGAAAGACACGTCCTATCTGGTGTTCTTCTCGCCTGCATAGACAACTACACACGCCGGAAGTAAAGCCCCGCCCGCTTCCTCTACCCGCAAAAGGAGTGAAGCAAGTGCGAAGTTTTATGAGAGAAAAGAAAATCTACTGCGGAAAGCATTATCGGGAGGTAGATATATACCCCTACCCGGTGTAAAGGAGCGTTATCTATGAAGCTGACGAAGTGTGAGCAATGCGGCGGACCGACGGCGGAGGGCCTGCCCCTCTGCCCTGACTGCATGAGAGCAACGGGCGCGGCGGCGGACCAAATCGCCGCGGCGGAGGAACTGCGGGACATTGCACGGGTCCTGTCCATCACGGCGAACACGGACGCAAACATTCGTGAAGCAATCGTCGGAATTTTGAATATCGCCGAAAGGCTGGAAAGAGGGAAATAAAATGGAACTTCTGCAATTCGTGTTTTCAAGTTTTTGGGTTTGGCTGGGCTGTGTGGTCCTGATTGTCGCGGCGGGTGAAGCTGTGGCGACCGCGGCGGCGGGGTTCCGTCAGAAGCGTAAAGTTTCCGTATACCACGTCGGCGACGTGACGCGGGTTGAAGTGGAGAACGCGGGCCGCGCCGACATTCCGGCGGCGGTAAAGGCGTTGAACGAGCAGGCGGCGGAGGTAGACGAATGAAGCTGAAAAAGGTTCTTTCTATCTGCAAGACGAACGGGCTTTATTACCTGTATGACCGCATCGACAGATCGGGAGAAATCACGCAATGGCTGGGCGACGGCTACGCCCTCTATCCTCTGGACGGCCTGCCTATTCTGGACGAAGAAAGTTTCTGCGCCGTGTTCGACATTACCGGGAAGCAACGCGAAAAAATCCTTTTCCGGCATGAGCGCTTGCCGGAACACCTGAACGTCGAGGACGTGGCGGCGTGCGACAAACTGGTTCGGGAGTATGAAACGACCTTTATCAACGGCGGGTTGCGCTTGAAACCGCTGAAAACGAACAACGGCGTTACATTCATTCGGAGCCTGTACCTTTCGCCGCTGGAAGACGTTATCGACATGGTGCAATTCTACGAGCGGACCACGCCGCAGGGCGGTTCGTACATCGTCGCAAAGGCGGGGTTCCTGACGGCGGCGGTCATCATGCCTTATGCCATTAGCAAGAAATTCGCCGACGAACTGGAAGAACTGTCCTATCAATGCCGCCACTTCCTGAACACCCGAAGCGCATTCACTACCCCGGCGGCGGAGGACGAAGAAGAGCCGGACGAAAACCAGACGACCACGTTTGACGCGGAAGCGGCGGAGGACACAGAATGAAAGCCTTTACCGTGTATCAGCCCTACGCACACGCAATCGTAGCAGGGGTCAAGCATTATGAAACCCGTCCGCGGCGGACGCATATTCGGGGCCGCGTCGCTGTCCACGCTGGGCGGCTGGACGAAGTGCAAGCGACAAAGCACCTGACGAACGGTGAGTTTTGGGCCGTGCTGGAAGCCGCAGGCGGCGGCGGAAACCTGCCGCGGGGCGCAGTCATCGGAACCGTTGAAATCGTCGATTGCGTGCCTGTGGAAGAACTTGTGGACAGTTTGGATAACCGGGAACGCCTGTTAGGTGATTATTCGCCGGGGCGGTTCGCATGGGTGCTTCAAAACCCGGTCATGTTCAAAACGCCCATTCCCGCCTGTGGGAAACAAGGGTGGTGGAATTGGGAGGAACCGACATGAAGTGCCGTGAATGCGAATTTGCATCGGTCCACACATACCCACGCAACGGAAACAGCAACAGCGCCCACGTCGGGCATTTCGGGCAGGAAGCGTCTTACTGTAATCACCCGAAATGCCCGCCGCCGGGTCCGCTACTGTTCTACGGGAAGACGGCCCCGCGCTACTGCCCGTTGAGAAAGAAAGGTGAAAATACATGAACTATCGACCGAAAGTTGTTCGTTGCCGCCTGAAAACGGGCGGAAAGAGCATTCCACAAATCCGGGAGGAATGCAGAGGGCAAGGCTTGACCTACCGGGACTTTGAGAATATCCAGAGATCGAACGAAGAGTTCGACGGGCTGGTTGTCCTGCTTTCCCTGTGGGCCTACGACAACCACGCAAGCTATCACCTGCATAATTGGGACCCGGCAGACGACGAAAGAATGATGATGGCGATTTACTACGCCGAACAGGTACACCCGTTCCCGCGCTACAAAAACGACCTTGCGAAATTCAAGGCGGATTGGGCGGCGCAGGCATACGACCCCGGCGGCGCGTCCCTGACGTTCGCCCCGGCGGACGTGGAGGAACTGGAAGTTCTCTGCGAGGAAGCGACGGAGCCGGAACCGCCCGCCCCTCCCGCTCCAAAGCGGAAAAAGCATAAGCGGCGGCGGAAGTAAGACCGGGAGCCACTGACAAACGAAACGGAGGTAAAAGAAAATGAAACTTGCGGCATTCAACGCCGTTTGCCCCTTTGAGATTGGCGACAAAATCGGCATGAGGAAGAACGCCTGCGCGGTGGGCGGCAGAACGCTTGACGTTATCGTTGAACGGACTATCACCGACATTGTGTGTATGCACTCCGTCAAAGCCGGAACGGTGAAGTTCCTGTACGAACTGGACAACGACGGGCGTTTGGTAGAAATCGTTCGTTGACCCGCTTTCGAGCGGGAGAACCACAAAAGGAGGTTTAGACGGTGAAAACCATATCAATTATCAACCTAAAAGGCGGCGTTGCAAAGACGCTGACCGCTGACAGCATGGCCCACGTCCTCGCAACGCTCCACAACAAGCGTGTTTTGCTTGTGGACAACGACAAGCAGGGCAACACGTCAAAGGCATTCGGGGTCCATTCCTACGACGACAAGAGCATTTCGGACGTGCTGACTGCCCGGCGGCTGGACCCGCGGGCGGTCATCAAGAAGACCCGGTTCGAGAATATCGACGTAATGCCTGCGAACATGACCTTGATTCGGGCGAACATGGAAGTCCTGATGGACAGCACCCGCCCCCAACAAACGCGCCTGCGGTCCGCCCTGAACGCGATTGCGGAAGAAAACTTTTATGATTTCTGCATCATCGACAACGCCCCGGACATCAACATTTCAACGATAAATGCCCTTGTCGCGTCCGACGACGTGATTATTCCCATAAAGATTGACAAGTACGCCTTTGACGGGCTGGAAGAACTGAAAGAACAAATCGAGGACACACGGGACGACCTGAACCCGTGCTTGCGCCTTGCCGGGTGCTTGATTACCTGCTTTATCCGCGCCGACGCAGAGAAGCAGGGCGAAGCGTGGTTGCGGTCCCGCCCGGAATACCCAGTCTTTGACACCCGCATTCGCTATTCGGATAAAGTCACCGAAAGCACCTTTTCGGAAATCCCTATCGTGGAGTACAGCCGACGGAGCGGAGCCGCAATGGACTATATCGCATTCGTTCAGGAATACTTGCGGAGGGGTAAACAATGACGGAGAAAACGGCGGTCCCGGAATACTGCCGGGGCGGGAAGAAAATCCGCGCGTATCAATGCGGGATTTGCGACCGACTGGACGTTGACGACGTTTCCGACAAGCGGTTCTGCCGCGCCGGGTATTGGCCCGGTTGCGGCGACCCTGACGGTTGCCGGGAAGCATTCAAACCGATAACAGGCCGCGGGCGCATCGGCGTTCACCGCTAAAATGTCCGATTCGGACGGAAAGGGGCTATCTATGGGAAGATTTAATTTGAACCAGATTTTGAGTGACACGTCAAAGGCGGCGGCGGGCGGCGGGAGCGCAAAGCCCCGCCCCTCTGAAAGCCGCTATGAGAAATTGAGCGTCTTTGACCTTGTGCCGTCGGAAGACAATTTCTATTCCATGCGGGAAATCGGGGAACTGAAAGCGGCAATCGAAATTGCAGGGAAAGTTCTTCAAAACCTTGTCGTCGTTCCGCTGGGCGACGGCAAGTACAAGGTCATTGCCGGGCATCGCCGCCGCCTTGCTTCTATCGAACTTGTGAACGATGGGAAGCCGGAATACGAATTCGTACCCTGCGTCATCGAACCGACAGAGGAAGCGGCGGACGAACAGGAAATACGCGACGGGCTGGACCTGATCGTTACCAACTCGCAGAGAGAAAAGACCGCATGGGACAAAATCGAAGAGGTCCGCTATCTGCGGGAGGTTTTGGAGAAAGCGAAGACAAAGCCACGGTTCGTCGAACTGTTGCGCCGCATCGTCGAAAAGACGTTTGAAGACGGAGAGTTACAGACGGACGGGACCCGCGATTTTATCGCAAAGGTGCTTCATACCAGCACAACGCAGATTGGACGATATGACACCATCATTCGCCATTTGTCCCCGGAATTCACGGAGGAACTGAAAGCGGACCGCATCAACCTTTCGACCGCCTACGAATTGGCGGGCCTGCCTGCGGAGAACCAGAACGCCGCCTTTAAGGAATATCACCTGACCGGGGCAATTTCCATCAAGGCCGCGCGGGAATGGAAACGTCCTGCCCCGCCTGCACCGCCCGCAGAGGACACCGCCACACCTACACAGGCAGAACGCCCGCAGAAAGAGCGGGAACCCGTAGTCGAGCGGGACAAAGTGCCGGACACGCAGGCCACGCCGCCGTATAGCGCCGCTGTGGAGCGGGACACCGCAGACGGGACGCAGGACACGAAGCCGACCGAAAGCACCCAGCAGAGCGCACCACGCCGCCCGCAGGCTACCAGAAGTAGCGAATGCGGGATTTGCCCGTATTGCGGGGCGAAGTTTGACGCGGCAAAAGTTATCGAATACAGCATTCGCGGCGCGGCGGAGGGAAAGCCGCACACCTGCCAACATTGCGGACAGCGGGTGAAAATCTTTTGTTCGGTTTCTTATTTCTGTTCCCCGGCGGAAGAGTGAGGGGCGCAGATGGACGAATACAAGACCGATTATCTGGAAGCCGCGGCGGAGGAAGCAGAGCGTTTCCGTGAAGCCGCGATGATACTTGCGGAGCGGGCGGGCATATCAGCGGAAGAAGCCATATACCGCATTCAAGAAGCTGTGCAGGTCATACGGGACAAAATCACTTCCATTGTGGACGCGCTGACAAGCGCAGTTGAAAAATTCATCACGCAAGTTGAAGAAGCCGTAGCGCAGGCAGAGCCGAAGCATCGCCGCAGAAAACGGCAGAGAGAGCGGGCCGCGCTGATTGAACGGCGGTACATGGTACAAATCAGGCATTACGAGCGGGCGCACCCTTTCCGCAGGGTATATAAGCCGCCTTGATAGAGCAGGAACAGGAGGAAACGGAGCAATGAAGCAAGAAAGAGTTATTGCTATTCTGGATTTTTACAGGGATATAGATAAAACAGTCACCATGAACGAGCGGGTTATTCGGAACCTTGAAGATCAATACTATTCCACGTTGGGCGCGGTGAATTCCGACGGTATGCCACACGGGAAAGGCGGGGTTTCAAACCCTGTCGAACGCGTCGTGCTGAATATCCCGCAATCCGTTTCCGACACTATCGCAAATATGCGCCGGGAAAACGAAAAGCTGACCGCAATAAAGGGTGAAATTCTTTCGGAGTTGAACGCCCTGAACTACAGCGAAAAAGCGGTGATTTACGGCTTCTACATAGACGGGCTTCAATGGGAACGTCTTTCACAACGCGTAAATTACAGCCCGCGGCAATGCCGGAATATCCGAAACATTGCGTTGGAAAGATTGGCAAAGCGCTTTGAGCAGAACAAGCGGATTTCCCACTACGTTTTCCCGGAAAAATAAGATTGCCACCTATTGCCCGTTTTTCCTGCTATAATTGACATTGTGAAAAGTGAACACAACGATACGGGCGGCGCATTCCTCCACGCCGCCGGGAGCCTGAAAACGGACCATGTTTTGAACATGGCCCGTTTTTTACGCACTTCCGCGGCAACGCCCGGAACGAAAAATGAAAAACAAACGAAAGGGGGCGCGGCGGACGCATGGCGAGAGAGCGAAACCCGGAACGTGACAAAGCCCGGCGGATATGGCTTGATTCCGGCGGCACGCTGACGGCCCGACAGGTTGCGGAGCAAGTCGGCGTAAAGCCTGAACAGGTCCGCAAATGGAAAAGCCTTGATACCATCGGTTCGCGGAGCCTGACGAAAGCCGACCTTTCCGAAATCGGCGAACGCATCAAGTATTGGACGAATGAGGTTTCCCGGCTGGAAAACATCGAAGCCCGCGGCGGAAGAAACCGCGTGTTCCGGGTAGTGCCGCGGGACCTGTGAGAAAGGACGGTGAAGCGGTTTGAACGCATTAGACCGGGTGATTGCCGCCGTGTCCCCGCAAACGGCGGTAAAACGCGCCGCCGCCCGCCGGAAGCTGGATATTCTGGATAGCGGGTATGGAAACTACGGCGCATCACACACGAAGAAATCGCTTGCGGGCTGGCTGTATGGCGGCGGGTCCGCAAAGGAAGATATTCAGGACAATTTATCGACCCTGCGGCAACGTTGCCGCGACCTCTACATGGGCGTTCCGTTGGCGACGGGTGCGCTGAAAACCTGCCGAACAAACGTCATCGGGTCCGGCCTGCGGCTGAAAAGTCAAATCGACTATGAAGCGTTGGGAATGGACGAAGAAGCCGCCCGCGACCTTGAACGCAAAATCGAGCGGGAATTTTCACTGTGGGCCGATTCGACCGCCTGCGACCTTGAACGGCTTGACAACTTCTACGAACTGCAACAACTCGCGTTTCTGAACTGGCTTATGAGCGGTGACGTTATCGCAACATTGCCCGTGACAAAGCGGGCAAATATGCCTTACGACCTGCGAATTTGTCTGATCGAAGCGGACAGGTTGAGCAATCCGAACGGGATTGTTGACCCGCATATCATCGGCGGCGTTGAAACCAACGACGCGGGCGAAGTCGTGGCCTACCATATCAGCAAGCACCACCCTCTTTCGTATGACATGACGGAAACCGGGTGGACGCGCGTTGAAGCGTGGGGCGCAAAGACCGGGCGGAGAAATGTGCTTCACATTATGAACCGGGAGCGCATCGGACAGCGCCGCGGCGTGCCGTTTCTTGCCCCGGTCATTGAAGCGCTGAAACAGCTTGGGCGATATACAGACGCGGAACTTGTCGCCGCCGTGGTTTCTGGTATGTTCACGGTGTTTATCGAAAAAGAATCCGCGTCCAGCGACGGCGGGTTCGGTGAAATCATTCCAGAGGACGCACAAGTAGACGCAGGCGACGACAGCACGATTGAACTTGCCCCCGGCGCAATCGTGGATTTGAACGAGGGCGAAAAAGCACACGACATGAACCCCGGCAGACCGAACACGGCTTTTGACGGGTTCGTTGTGGCTATCTGCCGTCAGATCGGCGCGGCCCTTGAAATCCCCTATGAACTGTTGGTAAAGAACTTCAACGCGTCTTACAGCGCGTCCCGCGGGGCGCTTCTGGAAGCATGGAAAATGTTCCGTATGTATCGGACGTGGCTTGCAAATGATTTTTGCCAACCAGTCTATGAAGAATGGTTCGCCGAAGCTGTGGCAAAGGGCCGCATTCCAGCGCCCGGCTTTTTCTCTGACCCGCTGATACGCAAGGCGTACACGGGCGCAGAGTGGAACGGACCGGCACAGGGCCTTTTGAACCCGGTACAGGAAGTCACCGCGGCGGAAAAGCGCGTGCAGAATGGTTTCTCCACCCGCGACCGCGAAGCTATCCTGCGGAAAGGCAGACGAACCAAAATGTATTATTGCCACCCGTACACAAGTTGCGAACGCGGGTCAAATGAGTGTGCAAAC